CCCAATGACCGACCTGAACGGGCAGCCAATGCCGGCCGGTCCGATCGGATACACTAACCCCCCTGAAGTGTCCCCAGCAATGGCGGCTCTTATCCAGTTGACGGATGTCGATATGTCCGAAGTGTTGGGTAGCCAGCAAGCGGGCGAAGAGATCCAGGCGAACGTAAGCGGCAAAGCTGTCGAGCTGGTTCAAAACCGCCTCGACATGCAAACGTTTATCTATCTATCCAACATGAAGAAGGCTGTTCAGCGTTGCGGAGAGATTTGGCTAAGTATGGCTAAGGAAATCTACGTTGAGGATGATCGCAAGTTGAAGATTATCACGCGTCAAGGTGATGCTGAAAGCGTAACGTTGGGCGAACCGATGATGGATAAGTCTGGAAATGTCGTTTCGGATGGCGACCTGACCCGTGCTGACTTTGACGTGTCTGTTTCAGTCGGACCATCTTCCTCCAGCAAGCGAGCGGCAACTGTCCGCGCTGTAACTGGCATGATGTCGATCACGCAAGATCCCGAAACTCTAACCGTTCTCGGCGCAATGGCGCTTGAGAATATGGAAGGTGAGGGCATCAAAGAGGTCCGCGAATGGAACCGTAAGAAGCTGGTGCAGATGGGCGTATATGAGCCGAACGAAGACGACAAGAAGGCCCAAGCCGCAGCAGCAGAAGCCCAAGGGCCAACGCCTGAACAGGAGTTCTTGCAAGCTGAGGCCAAAAAGTCAGAGGCACAAGCAGCAAAAGCCGTGGCAGACACGGCGCTGTCTGAGGCAAAAACAGCAGAAACAACAGCCAACACAATGGAAACCTTGGCAGGCATCGACCGCGATGACCGGCAGCAGGTTCTCACATTGGCAAAGGAATTGGACGGTGAAGAAGTCCAACGGCAATCCGCACTGCCGAATATCGGTGCGAGTAATGGCAATCCATCCGGCCTTTTAGGATGAGTACAGGAGTAGTTAATGGACGACGATAAAATTGAAAACGCAGAAGTAATCATTGAGGAGCCAACTGGTGCCGAGGTCGATGAGACTGAGGTTGTAGTTGAGGCTGAAGATGACGACGAAACCGAAGCCGAAGATGAAGGCGGTGTTGTTGTTGTTACTTTTGGGGATGATGAAGCCCCAGAAGATGACGACGAAATCCCCGCCCCTGAATGGGTTAAGAAACTGCGCAAGGTGAATCGAGAACAAGCCCGTGAAATTGCGGACCTGAAGAAAGTAACGGCAAAAGCTGACGAAAAACCATCGCAACTCAGCGCGAAGCCAACACTTGAACAGGCCGGATATGACGAGGAAAAGTTTTCGAAACAGCTTGAGGATTGGACCGTTGAGAAAAGAGCACACGCTGATGCTGCGACCGAAAAAGAAAAAGAAGTCGAAGCACAAACGACCGCGTGGAACTCTCGCCTTAGGGAATACGAAGATGGAAAGTCTTCGTTTGAACCTGAGACCATTGAGGATGCGGAGGCTGTCGCTCGCGAAGCCTTCTCAACAACTCAACAGGGAGTTTTAATTCAAGTTCTTGGCAAAAATGCAGCGGCAGTTCTAGTTGGCCTTGCGGTCAACGAAAAACAGCTGAAAGCATTGGCTGCGGAATCAAACCCAATTATCTTTGCGGCTGATGTCGCACGACTGGAGTCCATTATGAAAACTTCCACCAAACGACCAAAATCAACGCCCGAAACTCGGGTGAAGGGGTCGGCACCGTCAGGCGGTTCTGATCGTAAACTTGAAAAGCTCGAAGCAGCTGCCGAAAAGTCTGGGGATCGCACTGCGGTTCAAAGGTACAAGCGGGAACTGCGAAAAGCATCTTAATAAGGACTATTGAAAATGGCTAACGAATTTAGCAAAGAAGAAGTGGTCGCATTTGATCAACAGCTTGAGGGTTTCAATGACGCCCTTGTGATGTCAAACTTGGTGAACAAGTACAACACCAACGGTCAACAGATGGAACGGTCTTCCGATTCAATCTGGCGTCCACAGCCTTACATCGCGCAGTCTTATGATGGCTCCGATGCAACATCCAACTTCGGTGACAATACGCAGCTTTCCGTGCCCGCCACAATCGGCTACCAAAAGCACGCAACTGCTATTCTTACTGGCAAGGAGCTTCGCGACCAACTTCAGGAAGGTCGTCTTGGCGAGGCTGCATCACAAAAACTGGCTTCCGATATCAATATCTCGGTGAACGCCGTCGCGGCGCTGCAAGGGACCATTTTTGTCAAACGATCCGCAGCAGCTTCTGGGTATGACGATTTGGCGGAATGTCAATCTGTCATGAATGAACTCGGCGTAATGATGGGTAATCGCAATATCGGGCTGTCGTCTCGTGATTACAACGGTATGGCGAGCAACTTGGCGGGGCGTGAAACACTAAACGATCCGGCAACACGCGCTTTGCGTGAATCGTTCGTTGGTCGTTTGGCACAGTTCGACACCTACACAATGGATTATTCGCAGCGGCTAACGGCTGCTCTGGGTGCTACTGTAACGGTGAACGGTGCAAACCAATACCACACACCAGCGGCTACCAGTACGGCGGCAACCGGTGAAACCAGCAACGTCGACAACCGGACGCAATCGCTGATTGTTGCGGTGGTGTCTGGCGCTATCAAAGCTGGTGACGCCTTTACCATCGCCGGTGTGAACTCCGTTCACCACATCACAAAAGAAGACACGGGTCAGCTTAAAACCTTCCGCGTCATTGACATTGTGTCCGGTGCTGGTGGCTCTGGTACTATCACCATCTCTCCTGCAATCGTGTCGGCTGGTGGTTCAACCGATGCCGAAGAGCAGTACAAAAACGTGACTGCAACGCCTGCAAACGGTGCGGCTATTACGTGGTTGAATACTGTGGCGGGCGCGATGAACCCATTCTGGCACCGCGATTCAATTGAATTGCTCCCGGCCAGCCTGTCCATTCCATCCGACGCTGGTGCGGCGGTTATGCGGGCGACTACGGATCAGGGGATTGAGGTTGTTATGCAGAAGCAATTCGACATCAACACCCAGAAGACCAAGTATCGCTGGGATGTTCTGTATGGGGTGGTAAACGTCAACCCCGAGATGAACGGCATCGAAATGTTCAGCCAGACCTAACGAAAATCGGCGGGGCTTCGGTCCCGCTTTTTCTCTTTAATTGAAAGGATCGAGAAATGTCTCAGATCATCTACACACAGGGAAAGGCAACAATAGCAATTCCCGCAGGCGAAAGCATCGCGGTCTACACGCGCGGCTCCGCGACAGTAAAGAAGGATACCGCTTTCGACGGACATCCTAATGCCGAGGTTCTAGTTGGCGTTGTAAATAACGGCCAGACTATTTTCGGGGCGTATGCGACGGGTGCAACAATCATCATCTACGCCGGTAATGCGGACGTACTTTATGAAGTCGGCACTGATCCGGTTGTGCAAGAAAAGTACGCAACTCAAATCCAAGCAGTTCCTGTAGCTGTTGATACAACTGGCGCGGTGTCCGCTGAAGCCATGCTTGGCGGCATTGTTACTTCTGCCGCTGCAACTGTAGCCGGCACCATCCCAGCCGGTACTGTTATGGAAGCAGCAGCCGAGTTTGCCATTGGCGATAGTTTCGACTGGTCGGTTATTAAGGTTGGAGCCAATGCGTTTACGGTGACAGCGGCCTCCGGGCATACTCTCGTCGGTGATGCAGTTGTTGCGACAGCCACATCTGGCCTGTTCCGCACCAAGAAAACTGCGGCTGATACCTTTGTGACTTATCGCATCGGCTAACAATAGTCGGGGCGGCGTCGGTCGCCCTTTCACCCAATCAGGAGCGTTCACATGGATATTGATGTTGAAGCGGTAAATCTTCGCGAAGAAGTAGTTCTTCTTTCGGACGGGTCGTTTGTTCCTATTGTGGCTTATTATGATCATAGCGGAAGTTGTAAGGAGGTAGATAAACCTTCAGCCACGCAGGTTGTCGCTGGATCAGACGAAAAGAAATGGTGGTCTATAAACTTAAAGAAATTTGATCACGTAGAAATACACTAAATGTAAAAAGGAACTGAAAAATGAAAAATCCAACTATGCTCTACGCCCACCCTGGCCCGCATGAAATCCACGGTGATATGTTCGATCATATCGTTGTTGAAGAAGATCAGGTTGATGATGCTATCAAAAAGGGCTGGCGGCTAACAACGCCGGAAGCCAAGGAATATCACGAGGCAGCGACAAAAGAGGCACCGAAAAAACGCGGTCGCCCTGCAAAGAAAGAGTAAGTCATGAGTTGGACGAAGCGAGAAATTATCACGCAAGCATTCGGCGAGCTTGGCCTTGCTTCGTATGTCTTCAATCTAACCGCTGAAGAGCTTCAGGACGCCATGCGGCGTCTTGATACCATGATGGGGATATGGACAACTCGGAATATCATCTTTACTCCCGTATATCCGCAGCCTGCAACATATGGGGTGGGCGACCTTGATGATGACACTAACGCGCCCGATGATGCGCTGGAGCCGATGTACTTGAACTTGGCAATACGCATGGCCCCAAGCTTCGGGAAAACACCGTCGCCGGATACCAGGGACGCTGCAAAGGCAGGTTATACGACGATGATCGGACAATACGTTGTTGGCGCGCAAGTATCCCTCAAGGGAACGATCAAGGGCGCGGGGGCCAAGCAGCCCATTACTCCGTTTATAGAGACCTAACATGCAGATTCCCATTCTCAACGGCATCTTCACGGATACCAATCCAGACTTCAGGACCGCATACCCGCACAACTTGGTTCCGGTTCCAAAACAGCAAGGCATATCTGCGGGGTATTTACGGCCCGCTGACGGGCTTGTGGAGTTTTCAGCGGGGGTAGGCGCTGACAGGGGTGCAATCGACTGGCTTGGGACGTGCTACCGCGTTCAGGGCACAAAACTGATCAAGGTGGCGAGCGACGGAGCAATTTCGACAATTGGCGATGTTGGTTCCGGTGGGCCTGTAACCTTTGATTATTCATTTGACTATTTGGGCATCGCCTCCGGTGGCCGGCTTTACCTTTATGATGGCACGACACTCACGCAAAACACAGACCCAGATTTAGGAACGGTTCTCAGTTTCATTTGGATTGACGGATATTTTCTAACAACTGACGGTGAAAATCTCGTTGTTACAGAATTAGGCAATTCGTTTGCTGTGAATCCTCTGAAATATGGTAGCTCGGAAATTGACCCAGATCCAATCAACAGCGTTCTTGAACTTCGCAACGAGGTCTATGCGGTCAACACAAACTCGATTGAGGTGTTCGACAACGTGGGCGGGACGGGGTTCCCATTCCAACGCATTGAAGGGGCGCAAATCCAAAAGGGTTCTGTTGGCACTCACGCGGCTGTTGTTTACGACAAGAAGATCGCCTTTGTAGGTGGTGAACGCAATGAGCCGCCCGCCGTTTATATAGCTATCAACGGCCAAGACGAGAAGATTTCAACGCGCGAGATCGACACGATATTGCAGGGCTATTCTTGCTCGCAAATTTCCGACATTGTTCTTGAGGTGCGCAAAGACAAAACGCACAACTGGTTATACCTGCACCTACCAGACCAGACGCTTGTTTATGATGTTGAGGCATCAAAGGTTTTGCAGCAGAGCGTATGGTTTACGCTATCAGGTGGCATTCTAACAAAAACGCAATATCCGGCGCGTCACTTTGTTTGGTGCTATGACAAGTGGCTGGCGGGTGATCCAGCCACGGGAAAGATTGCAGAAATATCTCTTGGTGTTTCTACGCATTTCGATGCAGAAATCAAATGGGAATTCAATGTGGGCATCCTTTACAACGAGGGGCGCGGCGCGATAATCCACGACCTTGAGCTTGTTTGTTTAACCGGCGAAGTTGCGCTGGGCGCGGACCCTGTGGTTACGACAGAATATTCCATCGACGGATTAACGTGGTCGCAGCCCATGACAACGCCAGCAGGTAAGCAGGGCGACCGCGCCGCCCGCGTATCATGGCGTAGGCAAGGCAGCATGAGGAATTGGCGCACCCAACGATTCTCAGGGACGAGTGATAGCCACATAACGGTTATACGGCTAGAAGCCCGAATCGAAGGGCTTGCGTTTTGACGGAAAAATTCAACCCTCCGACGCGCGATCAACTTTCCCGCCTTGCCGATGGGGATCAGCGTTTATTGCGGGCGCTGGAACAGCTATTTGAGACGGTTGGGCAGTCTAGCGCAGATGAACTTGAGGCGCTGGCTATTCTGATCGAGGCCAACAGTCTCGCATTTGTTCAGCCCGAGCAAAGCAATCACGCCGCATTGGATTATATCAATTTCAACCTCAACGGCGTTCGCCAACCTGTGGCTGGTCAAATGGGCTGGAATGAAATAGATGATACACTAGATATTGTTCATACGGACGGTGTGACGCAGCAAGTCGGATTGGAGACATTCGCAGTTGTCGAGAATGACACTGGTTCCCTTATCGAGAACGGGTCAGTTGTTGGGTTCTCAGGTGTTGGAACAGACAACCATCTTCGGGTTTCAAAGTACACTGCCGACTCCGACGCAGTCCTGCTATATGCCCTTGGTATAATGACGCAGGATGTTGCCACAGCGAACCATGGCAAGTGTACTGTATGGGGCCATGTGCGAGACTTTGACACTACTGGCACACCCGCATCAGAAACTTGGCTAATAGGTGACGTGCTGTATGCTTCACCAACAATAGCGGGTGGGTTGACCAAAGTTCCCCCGACTGCTCCAGATTCCAGCGTTCCTATGGCGGCTGTTTTGAAGGTGGATGCTACGGAAGGCGTTATATTTGTTCGTCCAACAATTGAGCAACAAAAGTTTTACGGGCAATTTTCTAAAACAACGGACCAAACTCCAGCCGTAATCAATACGGCCTATCCTATCACGTTTGATGCA